GTTCAACTGAACATTCTGGAAAGCCATTGCTTCATAAAGGTGTAAGCAAAGGGACGGGTGGCAGCTCTGCAGATTGTGGGGCTGCTTTTCTTTTAACGAAAACAATACGGCCCACTGTGGATGGAGTGGGTGCACGAGACGTTTCTTACCAGGGACAGACACTGATCGTTCTGGTCCCCAATCAAGATCGAGTAAGTCTTCTGGCTGCAGACCATAAGTTGCAACCATGCCATAAAGCCAAGCGATGTCTTTTGTTTTTCTGCTGGATGCTAAGCGGAAATACTCATCCACAATCCGCTGATCCAGGGGCGGCTGGTGGTTCATGGGTTGTAGGAGCTAAGTAACCGCACCATATCGACTGGTGGGGTCTGCTCGCAAGGGGTAAAGGAAACCTTAATAAGTCTCGTGAGACTTAATATAAGTATACCTTAGTTCTTAATAAATACCATAACGTTTTGCACAAACCAGCCCATATGATAACCTGTGCGCATATCTTCAACCAAACTTTTTTCTACTCCGTAATTTCGTGAGAATCCTTTTTTCTGAAATAGTTTATGCCAATATTCTTTTGTTTGACAATTAATGTGCCCAACACCTCCCTGTCCTGGTTGAGCAGCAGACCAAATCAACATGCCGCCATGCATTAAACACCTGTCTATTGCTTTGACAATATCCTTGTTGTGCATTGAGTCTATATGTTCTGCTGTCTCAAGACATAACACAAGTTCTGCTTGCGTTGTTGGGTTAAGTTTTAAAAGATCAGCACATACAAGATTTGGCTTGTCTTCGACTCTTGGGTCAATGTCATAACCAAAAGCATCTACGCCAATATTATTTAAAGCATTGACGTATGTACCTGGCCCGCACCCAAGATCGTATACAAAATCATATGGAGCAAATTGATCTTTAATCCAATGCGCTAGACGTTTAGCAAAAGGCCCTTCCTCTTCTTCAATCTGATCGTAATTGATAACGTCTGTGGAATCTAGTTGATACCATCCATTGCGCCAAAGATTGTTGATACTCTTGAATATTGTGTCGTATTTTTTGCCGCAGGTTTCCAGGCTGTATCTGGAGCGTGCAATCTTTGCAACGGTATAGCGATCAAGATCTTCAACTTTATCAATGGCGTCAATCCAATCTTGCAGGGTGTGGCAGCGATAACCAGTGACCCCGTCAATGATCGTTTCTGTAAACGCGCCGTAATCAACGGCAATTAACGGTGTACCACACAACATTGCTTCGACGCCACTTCCCCCAAAAGGTTCCGTGAAATTTGTTGGCATTAACGCTGCTCTTGCGTTGCGTAAAAACTTAGAGCGGGCTTTACCTGTAATAGGTCCACGGTATTCAATGTTGGGGTGGCTCCAGGGTGTTGGATCACCTTGTCCATGGATGACAATAGGCCATGGACTGTATTTGGCAAGCTCGAATAATGTGTCCATCCCCTTGGCGCTGCAGATGCGACCAAGGAAAGCAAGGTAGGAGCCTGGTGTGTAATTTGGATTCCAATCGTCAATGTCAAAGTAATTGGGGACAACCCATTCGTAGTTTTTTCCTTGTCTGTTTTCTTTGCCTTGGTGATAGTGCATCCAGGCGTAAGACTCATAGATCTTGAAACTGTTCGGCATTAAGGTTGGGTATCCAATCCCTGTCTCGACATGGTGGTGATTGGGGAATTTTTCTGTGAGAATTTGATGTGCATGACCAAAGGGATGGCAGATGATGTCTTCTTTTTCCAGGCGTTTACCAAGCTCGGTAATCAAGCGTTCTTCGAATAACTGATGACCGGGGCTGCCGATGCAGGCATCGTCTCCGTGGAAATCTGTTGACTTTCGTTTGCCGTAAAACGAATCAAATTCTTGTGTTGTAAGCATGGTTACATGCTCACTTGCCTGGGCCTGACTTCCTTCGTTCGCGTATTCGATGACGTGATAACCCCTGGCTTCCATCATCTTGGGAAACCGCAAAGCTTTCCCAGTGAAGGCGCAGTGGGAGTATGCGTCTGTTGCTTGTGTGTGGAAAATTCCCACAAGGTGAAGACGCATACAAATAACCAAAGCTGTTGCTATGGTACAGGATCTTCGTTTAAGTTGCCAGTATCTTCTGGTTTAGGCGTGAGGTAAAAAGACAGAGTTTCGGGATCCCAATTTAGAATTTCAGTGTCAGGATCGTATGCAGGTTCCGTATACGGACCAGTGAATCCTGCATCTGCAATCTCTTCAGGAGTAAAGGTAGAAGGATCTGTACGAGTGAAACCGTCGCTTAAACGAATGCGGAATGGTAATTCCTGGGGCCAACAGGTGCGGTAAGAGTACAGCATCATGCAAACCTCAACGAGAATTGGTACATGCCTTGCACGTTGTCAGATAGCACAAACATACGAGTGCCATCGGGGGACACACGAACACCCCAAAGCTGACCGCTTGCACCAGTTAAACCGTAAGTGGCGACCAGCTCGACGGAGCTAGTGCTGGCGGTTGTCAAATCATTGGGGGAGGTCAATGTAATTTGACGCACTTGCCTGCCACCTACTGGACTTGTGCTGGAAGTATCTGTTGTTGCATAAATACGTAAGCCATCTGCAAAAACATGAACACCCATTGATCCGGTTAGGGCAAAACTTTGTGAAAGCGTTGCCGTGCCCACTTCGTAAGCAGTGCTCAATGTATATTTGCGAACGTTGTTAGTGCTACCTGTTAGAAAAAGCAACGTGCCATCGCTGTTGACATGAATACCGCGTGGAGCAGTTTCCGTGCCACCTACGTAAATAAAACCGTTGGCCGTGCTGATGTTCCATGCCGTGCCGAGTTGAATTTCGTACACAGTATCGTTTGTTTGACCAAGAACATAAAGTTCCGTGCCGTCATCTTTGAAAGTCACTCCGGTGGGTGCAGTCTCAAATCCAACAGACAGTGACTGTACAAATGAAATCGTTGATACGTTCCAAGCGGTTGATAAAGAAAACTCTCTAACGGTGTCATTGGTCTGTCCAGTGACATACATCTTGGTCCCGTCATCCTTGAACCATAATCCTGTAGGAGTTGCTTCGCCAACCGCTGCGGATGCACGCACAAAAGATGCAGTGCTGACATCCCAGGCAGTGCTTAGGTCGTATTCATTTACGTCATCACCAGTTGTACCCATGACGTACATCTTCAATCCGTCTGGCTTAAAGAACAGCACACGGGGGTTTGTCTCCTCGGTACCAACAGCTTTGCTCTTGCTGGCGTATGACGCTGTGCTTACATCCCAGGCCGTAGATAGTGTGTATTGGTAAACCGTATCATTTGTCTGCCCAACGATGTACATCTTGGTGCCGCTATCACCAAAGAACAGTCCAAAGGGCGTCGTGTCTTGGGTGGTTACGCTAAAGCTCTTGCTGGCGTAGGTGGCAGTGCTGACATTCCAGGCGGTGCTTAACGTGTACTGATACACCGTGTCGCTAGTGGCACCCATGATATACATCTTGGTACCACTGTCACCAAAGAAGGTGTTTTGAGGAGTAGCGTCTTGAGTACCTACATAAAACTTTTTAACGTCAACCGTAGCTGTAGCTAGATCGTAAGGCGTGGAAAGCGTGCAGGACCACACAGTGTCTCCAGCGTAGCCCGTGAAAAACAAACGAGTGCCGTCATCACTAATTGCAATGCCGTTGCAGTTAAGGTCGTAATCACCAACCACCAAACTTTTACTGGAATAAACAATGGTTGAGAGATCCCAAGGTGTTGTGCATTCGTACTGAAAGATGGTGGCAGTCAGTCGCGTGCCACGCACAGCAACATAGACGTAGCGACCATCACGGCTAACATCAAAACCCTCTTCAACACCAGAACTGCTCAAGGCATTGAAAACACCGTCATAGCCAAAACGGCTGATGTACTTTTTGGCATCTTGCAATTCAGCAACATCGTCTGGTTTATACACGCCAGACGTACGCTTACTGTCTGTTCCACCCATCAATCCCAAACGCATTAGCTGATCTCCTCGTATGCAATTATCAATTCCAGATCGTTTGCGGCAGATGCCAACGCACGAATGGAATCACCTTCTTCCAAGTAAAAATACGTTTCTTTTGTACTCAGCATTTGCGTCGCATCTGCTGGAACGTTGATCGTTTTAGCGATATAAAAATCAGTTACTCCGTTGTAAATAGAAATACTAATATCAGCGGAATTGACACCATCCACATTGGCGCAAAAAATACTGTTAATTTTCAGCACTTTATTACTTGCAGCTGAATTACTCAACGCAGCGGCAAGCGAGGCGGTTACAGCATATCTTGCTGTCTTACCCGTAATTGTTGTAGGGGATTTAAGATTTGGAGCAGCCATTAGAACATCATAGCGGCGATAACAACGTGAATGTCACTGTTTGCACCAGTTGGTCCCTGGGGTCCAGTGGGACCAGTAGGTCCGGTCGGCCCAGTGGGGCCAGTCGCACCTGAGGGGCCTGTAACTCCAGTGGGGCCATCAACTCCCGTAGGACCCGTCGTACCTTGGGGGCCTGTAGGACCTGTAGTTCCCTGCGGACCCGTAGGTCCGGTCGCACCTTGAGGACCGGTAGGTCCAGTGGTTCCTTGGGGACCTGTTGGGCCAGTCGTACCTTGTGGACCAGTTGGTCCCGTAACTCCGGTAGGGCCAGCAACTCCGGTAGGTCCAGTGGTTCCTTGTGGGCCTGTAGGACCTGTGGCACCTTGTGGGCCGGTAACTCCCGTAGGGCCTGTTGCACCTTCTGGCCCTGTAGGACCCGTCGTACCTTGCGGACCTGTGACACCAGTAGGTCCATCAGCTCCGGTGGGACCAGTTGTGCCTTGTGCACCAGTGGGACCTGTGGTTCCCTGAGGACCTGTTGCGCCTTCAGGACCGGTAACTCCAGTGGGGCCAGTTGTGCCTTGGGGTCCAGTAGGGCCTGTTGTGCCCTGAGGACCTGTGGGACCCGTAGTTCCTTGTGGACCTGTGGGACCAGTCGTACCTTGTGCGCCAGTGGGACCTGTGGTTCCCTGAGGACCGGTAGGACCAGTCGTGCCTTGAGGACCTGTTGGACCCGTGGTTCCTTGTGGTCCCGTAACACCTGTAACACCTTGTGGACCGGTGGGGCCAGTCACACCTTGAGGTCCAGTTGGACCTGTGGTTCCTTGTGGGCCTGTTGCGCCTGTAACACCGGTTGGTCCGCCGGGATCACCCTGGGGGCCTGTTGCCCCAATCATGTTGTAATTCTTTTCTAACCCAAGTGGGTCATAAGAGTGCCAGGTGCCTTCTTGACTGAGAACAACCTCTTCTCTGGCGCCTAAGGTTCCGTACCAAATGGTAGAAACAACCGTGCCATTATCATGCTCAACACTTAATGTATTCGAAAGTGTGGCGTGATCATTGCGGATAAATAACGTACGGACGTTTCTTTGTACGTCTGCTGCTGGTGCCGTAATGATTGTGGACGTGCCACTTGTTGTGATCGTGGAATTTTGACGCCCAGGAGTTACGACCCCCGCAGCATTATCAACGTATGACGCGTGAACTTCCAGTTGAGTGCTGGCAGACGCAACAACTTTTACTACATCAGTTGTAGAAGTCAGCAGCAGCATTCAACTTTGTCCTTCTATATCTACTTATTTTAACTGAAGAATTAAACAGAAGGCCTGCCGCCTGCCGCAGGAACATATTCAATTCCATTCTTATCGTACATGGTAAAACCATCAATCTTGATGTAGCTCAACGGCACATTAAATAAACGCTGGAGCATGGGCTGCATCGATTGTGATTGACAGTTATACGGTGGAACATCCATATACATCAATGCTTTTTCTCCTAATTCTTTCGCTGTTTTTTCCTGTTCTTTTTCCGTCTTGTCTACCAACTCTTGCTCCCAAGATGTCATACTTCCGATGCCAACAGGAAAATCGGATGGCTCGGGTGGGAACACATCGTCTTGGAAGCGCATGGCGTAGATGTGTTTGCAGTAACGCAGCTCATCTAATATTGGACTCCAAATGTCGGTAATACTGGTTACCTCATTTTGTACGGCGGAGTAATCGTTGTAAGAAGGCATGCCTTCTGGACTGGATCCGCTCAAGCCAGGGTTTTGTGTTGAACGCAGATATAAAGCACCGAATTCTCTATACACACCCGGATTGTCTCGCGCAGCTTTCAAATCAACAATATTCTCGGTTGTCACTGTTCCAGGTAATGCAAAATCTTGGGACGGCACAATGATTTCAAGGATCCTTTCAACGTCAGCGTCTGTCATGGCTGCGTTATCAACGATACCTAAACTCCGCAAGATCTCATAACGTCCCGGCTTGACGTTTGAGACCGTGGTCCTTGGAAATGCTTTTTTGTTTCCTGCGCCAAGATCACGCATATAACTGTATTCACGCCGCGTAAAATCTTGGCAGGTACAGGCATACCTGGCACCCGTGATGAAATATCTTCCGACAGACGGAGGTCTGGTTGCGGGAGTTACCAGGGTTCTATCTGGTGTCGCCTCAACAGACCCCTCTTTTTTCAGTGTTAAAACACCGGTAACTTCGTTTACATCAACCAGGACCGCTTGAACGTAGCCATAACGTTTCTGTGTTGTTGGATCAATGCTATCCCTGGTAATAAAATCAGAATCTTGTGAGATGACGCGATCTTCCAGCACCTCGCCATTTAATGCTTTAAGGCCGCCGATGCTTCCACCCAAATCAATATATAAAGGTGGAGGTAGTTTATTTGTCTCACTCCATTTCCCCTTTAGTTTTACGTACCAATAGTCTGCGTCTTCTGTAACCGATTCAATGGAAGCATCTATTTCTTCGACGGTTGAATCTTCGTCAAACCATTGGCCAACATTGATGTAATCGGTGAAGCTTAGATCAGACCAGTTGGAACTGCTAAGAATTACGTAAGCTTTTAACTGATCAAACCGTACACTTCCTGCTGTCTTTTTCCCAGACCAGTGCACGTGGAACTCACGGCTGGCAGTCGGAAATCCCTGAAAGAATCCTTTGATATCTGGGTATTCCGTTCCAGGGGGGAGGATGCCTTCCGCAAAGGGAACAGTGTATTTAAACCGATAGGAATAATTATTGACGTGAGAAGAAGCCGTAGCTAATTCGTAACCTCTCCTCCACCGTGTCCAGGCTGATTCCCTGTTCAAGGCGTACAGAGAACCTTGAATTGATCCCTGTGAAAACTCAGTCGTAAACGGTTTTACAGGCCTTGGATCAAATGTGGCACTGTTACTGAAATTACCAAAAGAGTTACCACTCTTTCTGGCCATAATTAGAAGAAGCCGCCTTGCGCAGAAATGTGTGCCCCTGGGGTGTAACCAGAGACATTGGGACCATCTGGGAATACGCCAACGTAAATACGATCACCTCGCTCCAGGTGGATGCCTTTATTTCGTAGGGGTGCTGTAGAACCCAGGCCATTGGTGTTACCTGCTTGTGCAACAGGTGCAGCCAGTTGTGGCATCAAGTCCGAACAATCGACTGTGCCACTGTTGGCTGGTAGTGTTTTGGCGAACAAAACCTTGTAATCGCCAGAAGCAGGGATAGGGGTTGTGGTACCACGCGTGTGGTAAAACACGAAGGTGACTGCAGGTTGATAACCGTAAGCAACACCGTTAAACAAGAAGCCGCTCGATGTACCACCGGAGTACACAAGCGAGGTATTGATGCCGGTCAGCGTCGTGCCACCCGTGTAAGTGTAGTAGCCGTAACCACTTGCTGCCGCATTGGTCAAGACCCCAGTGGAAGCAACAAACACAACCTGACCACTGATAAGAGATATAACAGTGCCAGAAGTCGACGCATTGACGGTGTAATCTGCGCCACGGTAAAAATCATTACGTGTGATCGTGATTGAATCAACGACGCCGCCATTGTTGTTATCTTCCTGCAAAGTAGCGTCCATATCCACCAGGATCGATGGAGCCTGGCCACCCTGCACAAAAAGTGTATTCGCAGTAGAGCTGCCGACTGTCTGAGTTGTCACTCGGACAGAATCAAACAATGGACGATCAATAAGCAGAGGCTGCTTGTTGGTTGCGGTTGAGGACAATGTTCTACTGCGCTTTTACTGATTCGTTAATTCTAACGTGATTTAACCGTAGAGGTTAATACCAGGCAAGATGTCAAGCGGTAATGACGGCGCTTTGGGTGTTAATAACTGTGCCATTAACTCTTGCTTGATTAGGTCTTGAACAGTTAACTCTTTGGGTTTACCGCCAGACATTGCTGCGATAAATCCTTCAAGGAAACCGGAAGAAGACACTTCATATCCCTTGCCAGTTTTGGCTTGATCCGGAGAAGGCGGTGTGACATCCTGGCCAAAAACTTTTTGGAGTTCAGAAAGTTTTTTAACAGGTTGTCCGTAATAACTGCGGCCACTTTCAGTGGGGAATGAAGCCCACTCAGGTGCTAAAGCAGCAGATACACGAGGACTTAGGCCTTCCTTTTCCAGGATAGCAAGGCCGCCAAGAGGCATTAACCGATTGCGGATACCACGAGCAGCTGCAAGATCTTGGTTTTGCGGACCAAAATCAGACAGGTTTAGTGCTTTGGCGTGGGATTGCCATGTTCCTGGGAGGAACTGATAAGCACCAGCGGCAGCACTTGCGTACCCATTGCCACGAATCACTTTATCTGGGTGACGTTGCAAATTAGGTGCAAGGCCCCCACCAAACATAACGCGATAAGAATCTGGGCCACCACGCTCGGTTCCTTCTGCAAAACGAATCGTCTTTAACGCCTTTTGCAGGAACGGTTTTTGGAGGTAGCTTTCAAGTAATTCGCGTTCTGTCATGATGCTTCTATTCTCCTACCCAATTTGATTCAGCGCGTAGACCAGGGATAAATACAGCTTGTAAAGCAGCAACAAGACTGAGTTTGGTCGTCAAGCGTTTAACAAAATTGGGACAAAGGATCATGGGTTTAAAGCAACAACACTGGCCCCCGTGAATCAAAGATTCGTGTCCAGTTGGTTGGGCTTACATGCGAAGCAATGCCAAAGATATCACTGTTTGACAAGTTTGAGCAGTTTCTCAAATTGCTCTGGGCTCATCACATCGGGTTGGCCGAAAGCAGATGTGGGCGCAGTACCAAGAGGAGCTGCGCCTAAACCTGAAAGTTCGGAGCCAGGTTTGATGGTGGAATAAGGAGGAGGCGTCTGTGCTCCTGGGGCAAGGTTCTGTTCAATTCCAAAACCTGTTCCGTATCCTGCACCTGTTGGCAAAGAGGGTACTTGTGTTGGGAATCCTTGGGGAGTTGGCACAAGTTGCTCAGGTAAGCTGAAGCCTTGACCAGAACGCGCCATGTTACCAGCAAGTGTTCCTTGGATGGCTTCATATCCGGATTGACCAGGCTTGACCTTAGCTGCAAGCGTGGGATTTTTCTTTGCCCAGATCTGCATACCAATGTCTTCTGCAGACTGCACTTGCTCTGGTGTTGCGCCAGGTGCTACAGCTTTAAGACGAGCAGCCTCATAGCGTTGGAGTTCAGGATCTTGTGCGGTTAACTGGGCAACACGAGATGCTTCTGCGGCTTGTGCACGTTCTTCTGGGCTCCCACCAATTGGTGTTTGTTGTGTACCTGGAATATAGCGGCCATACATTCCTGTTTCCTGCGCTGTTTTTGGTTGTTTAAGCGTAGAAGTAGGTGCAAAATAAGGAAGCCGTTTTTGACCAAGAGTATTGGCCATATAACGCAACTCGTTACCAATAAATCCTCCGAAAGGATTACCAAAAGGACGCGGCAGTAAGTCGGCCATAATTACCTCCAGACAGTATGCAAATAAATACGAGAACCAACAGCAGTGTCGGCGGGTCCAGGTAATGCCTGGATAAATTCAGCACCAGAGCGTTCGTAACGGTAACGAGCCTGGAATGGATCCTTGTAGTTAGGAACGTAAAGGATGCCAGCTAAACGGTTGGTTTCGTAGAGATAGATCTCGTCCCAAACCTTGAGAGCTTCTTTAGCATTGCTGGAGCGAATCGTACGATCCACGTCACCAGCAATATTTTCAAGCCTGGTGGAAGGCGATGTTGCAACCTCTGTCTTCTTCTCAGCCGTATCACAACGACCAATCTGAATCACGATTTTGTCATAGAAGTATGAATCCGGAACGGTATTCATAGCTTCTTCCAGACGAGCGTAGTCACCCGCTGGCACGGAAACCGTGAAGTAGCCCAGATGATACCGGACTCTACTTTTGTCAAAATCGCTGAGCTGCACAGCTTATTTCCGTATGTTTTTAATTATAAATGCAGTGAATTAACCAACATATGGATTGGGAAGCATTGCAAGAAGTTGAGAGAATGTATTGTCTTCCTGTGGTTGCAGTAACTGCTGTACCAATGCCCGTTTCATCTTAGTTCCTTCGCTTTCTTTTGGTTGACCTGTAAAGCCAGTACCCATAAGGTAACCCAATAAAAACTCCTTGGAATCACTTCCAGCGCCTGATGGGTCCGCAACTTTTCCACCCGTTAGATCAGATGCTTCACCCAATGTTTTCATGTGGCCATAGCCAAGCTCATATTTTTGGTCTGGCGTGGTCCAGGTGGCTAAGTTGCCATAGCCTCCCGCATTGGGACGTGGTGTAAATTTAACGTCACCCTCTACAAAAATCTCTGTTCCTTCTTTACCTGCATAATCTCTTCCCCTGTGATATTTGCTTGCCCCTGCAATTCCCGTATCTCGTGGACCCCAACCAGAAGTCATTACGAGACCTGCTGCGGGGTTTAACATCAACCTGCCTTTGCCATCGTCAATATATTTGGGAACGCGATTTGGCCCTATTCGTACATTTAAAAATTTGCTGCGATGAATGCCAGGATCTTCATATTCGCCTGTTTCAAGATTTTTGACAATGGCATGTAGATGCGGGCCGGAAGAAATGCCCGTGGAACCAAGTTGTCCTACTCTTGTTATGTTTGCCATATCTACATTTTAAAACAAAAACCCCTGGTTTCCCAGGGGTGATTAAATTGATGCCTAATCAAACTCTGATTAAATCAGCTGCCAGAACTGCGTCCCAATCAACCCTTTTAATTTGCTTTAACTGTTCGAGATTGTTGAACCTTTCACCCGATAAGGACATCTGAAGATCTTTAATCTCTCGGGCTGTTTTCAATCCAATACCCTTAATA